ATATACGAGCAACGAATGGATGTTGCCATCCTACCGCACCTCTTTGATGAAGTGGGTCAGCTGCTCCAGCAGATCCAAGTGGCTCTACATAGAAATCACCTGTTTCCGATTTTAAATGAACTACAGCGTAAGCTTCTTTTCCAACAATTATGTTGTTGTAGACTGGTGTTGCAGCAGCGCTAACGCTACCAACACTAGTATAAAGCCATCTAACGTTACCAGTAGAACCCCATTCTGCATCTAATACTGTCTGTTGAGACGCATAGTTAGATGAGTTTGTGAAGCTAGCAACCGCTTCTAGGTCGTCTAGTAAGTCAGTATCAATATATCCCCAGAATGCTGGTCTTACTGGAGCCGTTGCATATGCATTAGTTCCAGTTACAACTTCTGAGATCATTTCAGCATCATTACCAAGTAACGTTTTAACAGCAGCATCTATATCAGCTTTTGTTAATTCTGTCGGTGTATTGCCGTTAATACCATTATCGCATTGTAAAACAGAAGAAGTTGAAGCTAGAACGTCTCTTGTAACTTCGTCCATTGTCTGTGCTAGGTTTTGAGAAAGTAATCTAGCAGCCTCGTTAAGAACTCTATCTTCAACTGTTAATTGAACTTGGTTTGTGATTGTTACGAAATTACCGTAAAAATCTACTCTAGCTTTGATATCTGTAGCTGATAGTGGAGCTCCTGGAGGAGTTCTTCCATCTATTAAAGGAATAGGTACAGTATCTAACTTGGAGTATCTTCTAAATACAATGGTATCTCCATTTTTTTCAGGAAGAATACGTCTCTGAGCAAACTTTGTATGAATTAGCGTAGGATACGCTGTCATTAAAAGTAGCCTGTCGTAATATTCCCGAACCGCTGGAGGTAACACTGCTGTTGTTGTCATTGTCATAGTTTTCTCCTATGGTGTGTTATCCTAGGTTTCTCCTTACTTCCTGCATAAAATCAGCATCAGACATGTCTTTATATCTTTTGGCTTGAGAAATGGGAGAAGTAGAGCCCATGCTCGATAAACTTCCAGCCTTACTGGAATTTTCAACTATGCGTTGTGCATCAGCTGACTTCTTACTTCTCTTGGTATCTGCCTTATAGGCTTCTGAATTTTTAGCCAAATAATACGCAAGTTCATAATCCTGTGTTTTTTGCAGGGAAGCTTGTATCCCTGGGTTTTTTTCAAATATGTCGGGTAAATATTTAAGGATGACTTCTTGATAGTCAGGATGTTTTTGAGCCATTCTAAGTTCTTCAATCGTCATCTTGAATTGGTTTGCCATGTTTCCAGAAAGCTTTTTAAACTCTCCAACTGTCATAACATCACCATCTTCTAAACCTTCAAAATCGTCTTTAGGCTTTTGAGGTTGAGACTGTCGAACATTAGATAAAGCTAAATGCTCCTTTATCATTCGAAGTTCATCTTCCATCTGCTGTCTTTTCGCTCTTTCGGATTGCAAAGCGGAAAGGGGTACATTTTGCTCATGTTGAGCTCCATTTCCCTCTCCATGCTCCATTTGAGCTTGATTAGTTTCATTAGATGGTGGAACGGCGGCTTCCAAATTTTGATCGCCCGAAACGTTATTTTCTTCGTTCATGTGTAGCTCCTTTAATCGCCCGTTTTAGCCCCTGGTGGTTCTCAGGTTTGTGCGGCTAATGTCGGCGGCACTATTTTGTTATATATGCCCCTGGTATTGATGTAGTTTCTGTGACTACCTCATTACAGGGTTTTGCTCCTAATAATTGTAAAGCTTCAAAATCAAAAGGTTTCTGAGGCATATTGACATCCCAATTGATAGTTCCTTTTGAGTTGTCTACTTCCCCAATTATCATGCCAACTTGTGGCATTGGCCTTGTTTTATAAGCTTTGATATGTTTCACCAAAGTGGGATAACCATCGACAGCGACCTTGGACGCTTTAGCAAATACAACGATCCAATAAGGTTTTTTTTCGTCCTTATTAGCAGCTATAATCTCTTGTATTAATTTATTATCGTCTTCTATGATCGCATTACGGGTCTCCCCAGTCTCTTGAACCATATTTCTTCTCCTTAAAAATTAATTAGCCCTGAATAGCTTGGCTTGGATAGCCCTTTGTGCCTTCAGAAGCATATTTCATTCTTTTTAGGTCATACTTCTCAGCCATAGTATTAATCCCCTTAACAGGACTCGCTTGAGTATTGTCTTTAAGATTAAAACCTTTTCCGTACTGAGGCTTAGAACCCATCTTTTTTTGCATTTTATCGATACTGTCCATCGTTAAACCTCCGTGGGTTGTTGTTGGATTCCCTCAGACACACCCTGATTGCCCTGAGGAACGCTCGGCATTTGAGAAGTAGCTGCCATCTCCCCTCTTGCCGAAATTTCTACGTCATCTTGCTTAACCTGCTCTTCTTTTTGTCTTCCCATTTCTTCCATCATTGAAATCAATTCTAAGTATTTAACGAGCCTGTCATCATCCATAGACTGTAATTCTTTCATTGCTTTTGCTTTATCAAGCGCCGCTGAAGCTCTAGAATCTATCGCATCAGCCGCCCTACTATCTTCAAGTCCCATATTAGCGACACTTCTTGTGAATCTCTCTTTCGCTCCTGCAATCTTCTCGATGGACGAAGCTTTGTTAAGCTCCATTTGAGATGCTAATATTTGACCTTGAACTTGCTGTTCTTGCGCTTGTGCCTGTGCTTGTTGTTTTTCTAACTGGGCTATTTGTTTGTTGTATTCAGATTTACCTTGTAATGGGGCTGCGTCTGCTAGCATTTGACCAGTTACTGGCACTCCTAGTTGTTTTAGATCAACTAATTGCCTGAAGTATATTTGTCGTTGGTCATCAGTTAATACCCCTTCTTGTACTGTAATATCGTATTTAATGAAGTCTCTATTATAAAACTGCTCTGTTGGCTTTTGATTTATTATCCTTTCAACTTTTTCTGGTTTCCAAGTTTGAATAAGTTTAAGGGCTTTTTTAGATATTAATTTTTGGGCAAAACGTAAATTATCGAATAAGTCTTGCAGATTAACAATAGCTGCACCCTGTCTTAACATCATCATAATGCCAGATTCCTGCGCATTTTCCGTTATTCCAAAATTTGCATCATTAATGCCTGCAATTGTCATAACATCGCTATCAAATTGCCTTTGCAGTTCAAAAGATGATCCTGGTATTACAGCAGGCTGTATTTTTTCAATATCGCCAGGTTGAGCGTCATCTTCTTTCCAAATAACCTTACCTTGTGACGTTTTATATAATGAGTTAGGATTAATTACAGATGATTTTTTAGCTATCCAACCTGAATTTATACTAGAATCCAGGATGTCTATCATTTGAGAACGCCTTCTATTGGCTTCTCTTTGAGGATCTATTTGGCATCTAATTAAAGATTGCATTTTTAGTCCCCAAAATTCGGACTCAGGCTCAAAAATAGCTACTAAAGGTACAAACGGGTACTCATTAAGACCGAATTGATTACGCTCTGTACGCATTAATTGATCGTTTACTATGATATTGCATTCCACATACTTTTTAGGACGTTTAATCACTTCTAATTGCGGATAAGCTTTTAAGAAATAGGCAAGTCCATCTTCATCTCCGTCCCATTCGGTAAATTCACCAGTTTCATTATCAACTATTACATCGACCTGTTCCCACCCTTGTTTATAAAACTCGTTATAAGCTAGGAAAACTTGACCATTAGGTTGCGTTTGATATGGGAGCCAAGTAAATTTATCATCTCTAGACCATCCTTGTTTAGCTAGTTTGTAAATATCACGCTCTTGACCTGGTAGCAAAGATGCCGCTTGCTGCGGAGATAAATATTTTCGTTTAATGACGTAAGAGCAATCTGAGAAGTCTAGCTGTGTGAAGTAAGGATCGACAATAAAGCCGTTATATGGCTCCCTACCAAACTTAATATCACCATTTATTGGATCATCTCTATAGTCCATCCAAATGTTTAATAAATTAAATCCTGTTTTTAAAGCACCACCGAAAGCTTCAGATATAAATTTGTAGCCTTCTCCATAATTAAGTGTATATAAAAGTAATTGGGATAATTGATCAGCAGATTGTTGATCAGAGTTCTCTGTTGGAACTACCACTGAACTTAATCTGTGTTTTCTTTGATAACCTGTTAAAAGATTTATGTTTCTTCTAATTAGGTTAAATGAATATGCATTTCTTCCTTCTTCGTATAGTTTCTGTCTTTCCTGTTCGTCCCATTGTTCGCCTAAGTAAAATCTTAAGTCTCTATCTGCCAGTGGATAAAACGGATTCCATGCTAAGTAAGCTTCTTTATAATAGTCATCATACTCCCGTACGATGGCACCATCTGTCATTCTTGCCATTTATGCCTCACGTGTAGCTCGACTCTACCTCTTTCGAGGGTGGTTCAGAGTCATTTTAAGAGGGACGAAAGCTCTAGATATCTTCCTACTATGCAACATAGATGTTACACAGATTCCCTCAAATCTTTATTTCTTAGGCTTTTTCTTGCCTTTTTTCTTACATGCCATACTACTTGCTTTTTTTCTGCCCATTGCAGCAGTTATTTTACCTGCGCTTTCTTTTGAATAGCCTTTTTTCTCTAAATTAGATTCCAACGCTTTAAATCTTTTGCCAGATCCTAGTTTAGGTTTTTTACCTTTAGCCACATAGCTTTTGCCTGGCGTTTTTTTAGCTTTAGCAGTTGCTTTCTTTACGTATTTGAATGCCATTTTATTCATCCTTTAAATTCGTTTGTGTTTCTTCCCCAGAAATAGGAGTAAGATCGATATCATAGCCAGTTTTATCTTTAATAAAATCTTCAACAGATTCTTCTATTTCATTATCAGGATTATCTACTTGCCACCATTTAGCCACTTTCATACAAGTGCTACAGCTAACAAATGCAAGGCCAATAATTAAGTAAATAATTGGTTTAAACATATTTTATCCTTGTTATTTTATTTACATTAATAGACCATTAATATAAACTTCTCCATTAATTGTATTTTATCAAAAAAATATTTAAAAATCAATTGTATTTCTTTACATACAATCGTTCTAAATATTCAGCATCGGCAGCTGTAAACTCAGGTTTTAAGTTTTTATTAAAGAAATGCGTAAAAAGTGCATAGCGTTGAGCGTCCATACTGTGATCAAATGCTTTTATAGGCTTGTCTTCACCTCTTAATGACGCCTTAGAGTCCCAAAGATAATTACGATATTCCTTAATCGTTTCAACGCAATTAGAACATATTTTATATGTTCCGTTGCTTAATAGCTGTGATTGAAAGCGTATACCAGGTACTACGTCATTTACAGCATCTGTTACGTTGTATATTCCATTTCGTTTAAGCTCTTGTTTAAATGATGCCGCTGAAGGATCTATATATATTTTTTTAACATTATACCCCCTAACGAACTCAATCATATCTTGAGCGTATTCATAATCAGATTTTTGTCTTAGTTCTTTTTTAGAATCATAGTAATATTCTTTTTCAAGCCACATGTTGGGGTAAGACCCTGGGTTATATCCAATGAGTGTAAAGACGCACGGATTAGTCGTGCCATAGTCCACACCAACAATATAATAATCAGCAGGTGAATAAGGCATCCCAATAACGTGTATATCCTCTTCGAAAAAATCATAAACTGCTCCATCAGCTTGTACCCATTCTCCCATTATGTATCTTTTATACCAAAGACCCTGATATTCGGCTGATAGGTCTTTAATATATTTTTCACTAAGAGTTGGGTTGTCATGTATACTATATGAAAAAACTTTTAGGTCTAATGAGCTTTCTCTATCTATAAAATCAGTTTTCAACCAATGATAGGGGCTATCGGGGTTAGTAGAACAAAATAGCTGTGCTCCAGGAATTGAAAGCCTTGATAAAAGCATTTTAAAGAAGTTTTCAGGCAGTAAAGTCGCTTCATCTAATAAAGCCCCAGCAAACTCAGATCCTCTTATTTTAGCCTCGGCTCTATCGTCATTAGCACCCACTACATACATTACTCGATTATAAAGCTGAACTTCACCTTTACCTATTGAATAGTTCACGGCAGATCCGATCATGTCTTGAAGCGGCTGTATTATATTTCTTTTAATAGTTTTATCTGTTCTTCCACAGATAATCAAGGGTCCTTCAGGGCCGTTTTTACAAAAATCTATCCATCTAAGAAGTGCTATAAATGATTTTCCAGCTCTAACTGGTCCTTCAAATATATTGATTCTGGCGTTAGAATTTTTATAGCTATCAATCTGTTTGTTGCTTAAGCTCGTTAACTCCATCCATACTCACGTGTTGGCCCCTATTGTGGTTCTGAGGCGGTTTTATCCAAAAAATATCTTTAGTAGTACATATCTTATCTAAAAACTTTTCATGTACAACTTCTGCATGCCAAACGCCATAATCAGGCTCTCCTTCATCAATATCATTAACATGAAAAAAATAATACGCTACTACTTCGCTATTTGAAGGAGGCCATTGGTCTTTAAGACTTTTCCATTCCATTTA